GGGGTGGACAAAGTAAAAAGCCGCCCCGAGGGGCGGCTAGTGGCTACTTGTTTTGGATGTGAACGTTGATATTGATCTGGTTGCTGGCGATTGACCAGCCTCCTTTCTCAGCACCAATGATCCCACCAAAAATAATGATCAGAACACAGATGTGTCTTTTCATTGTGCGGTTCCGATTAAACCGCAATCGATTGAAAACCCACCGACAGATCTACAACGATACAAGCATGTGTTGTGCTTGCGTTTACGGTGCTTGGATTCCCTATCCTAGGGCCGGTGACCGATTGCTAGTCGGCGACAGGGGCCAGCACTGATGATAACATTCTTGACGTAAGTTGCATGAAAATAAAGAATGTTTGCCAGTTGTACGGATTTACCCGGACACGTTGGGACTTGTTAGGACTATTTAGGACTGGTTGGGTTGAAAAAAGCGCATAGTGGGTTTATAGTCATACCTGTGTTGTGCTTGCGTAATATTTTCTCCAAGACCGCTAATCTTGGGGGAACAAAAGAACCACCCTATTGGGTGGTTTTTTTGTTTTTGTCGCTAGGCTAGCGGGTTAAGTCGAACCGCATCATTCAGATAGTCCGGGGCAAAGTGGGCGTAAACCATCGTCTGGTTGATGGTCGCGTGTCCTAAAATTTTCTGAAGCGTGAGAATGTTCCCCCCGTTCATCATGAAGTGGCTAGCGAACGAGTGGCGCATAACGTGCGTTGCCTGACCGTCCGGCAGGTCAGGGAAGAGCGTTTTCAGCAGGTTGCGCACGGTGTTGTAATTCACATCGGGGAACAGCTGACGGCCGTCGCCCTCTGTGATCATCGCGTGGATTTCCTCTGAGATCGGGACAGTCCTGTCCTTGCCGTTCTTTGTGTCTGTGAACGTGCATTTAAATTTAATCACGGCATCGCGCGTAAGGTCGGCCGCTTCACCCCATCGCGCGCCGGTGGCTATGCAGAGTTTGACTACCTTCAGGTTGTCGCCGGTCAGGTGTTCCAGAAAAATGCCTATCCTGAGCTTGTCCAGCCAGGCCATTTCTGGGGTGTTGTCTTTCAGCTTTGCCAGGCCTTTCAGCGGGTGGGGGCTATGAAAGTGCCCCAGCTTTATCAACCTGGTAAACACGCCGCTCAGCATCATATGCCGCCGATTGATGGAGCCGATTTTTAAACCGGCTTCCAGGCGTTCGGCCCGATAGTTTGAGAACGTCGCAATGCTGACCTGGTCGGCGCGTGGTGAACCCAGGTCACTGGCAATGTTCAGCAATTCATTCCGGTTATTCTCGCCAGATTTTTGCGTACACCCGTAATGCTTCCACCATAGTTCGATCAGTTCGGTCAGTGGGCGGCGGTCTGGCGGCTTCTCGATCCAGTCTTTGCTATTCTGCGTAGCGATTACCCAGCGCTCATACTTCTGCGCTTCGCCCTTGGTGTCAAAGCGCTTACGGATGCGTTTTCCCTTCCGGCCCTGCGGTCGAACGTCTACCAGGTATTGCCCGTTATCCTGCTTTGAAATGCTCATCCGTTAGTCTTCATTGGTAGAACGATGTTGACTGAGCGCCTCCAATGCTTTCGTTATGTCTTCAGGTGAAGCATTGGCAGTATCGATGGATTTAACGTGGCCATTTTCAAAATACTCAATACGTATTTTCTTCCCGCGCTTGATGTAGGCGACAAGAACACCAATAGCAGCCGTTGCTAGAGGGAGGGTGAACTGAACAAATTCAGTAGGGGATATCGAAAAATGAAGTGGGCTACGCTGCACCTGTAGCCCGGCATTGTCGCAATCTACTTTTAGTTCAGTTACAGTTTTGCTATCAGAAAAAAAGCGGAGTATAGCCATGAAATTATTCTTCCTTGTTGATAAATCAAATTTATATCAAAGAGTTAAACTTGCTGCGCCGTTGGTCTTTGGTGTGATAACAATTCTCATTGGTCGCAATTTGTCCTTAAAATTCGCTGTCTCACCTGCAGAGAAGATGCCTAAAAAAAATGAGACGAGAGATTTTTGTGAGTTCGATCTCCCTGAAAATAAAGCGATCATTTCATTGGCGATTAAGAACCCATCCAACCCATTAGTTATGCAGCTAATGGACGAGGATTAACGGCTCACTACTCATCATCAAGCCAATGCGCTCTCTCGGAGCAGATACCGCCAGATTTCCATTTTTTCATTATCTTTAAAGCAGTTAGCCAGCCTTCTGGCCTTTTTGGTGGTCGGATGTGTCGTCGTGCCCATCAGGGGAGAGAGACGGGGAGATTTGCCCCGCCGCTTCTGACGTTTTCCCGTTCATTAGCCACATGGTGTATTTTTCGAACCGGGGGTGATTGGTCACTTTGTCGATGATCGATAAGCCAGCCTCGCGGTGTCCCACCTCATAGTTCTTAACGGTGCTCAAACCTAACCCTAATTCCTTTGAAAAGGCTGCTTGAGTCATTCCCTCCGCTTTTCGTATGAGCTTCAGTTTTTCAGCATAGCTGCTTGACATGGTTGTCATATGAGTACTATCCTCTATCTCGTGGTACTCAGTTGAGTTACAAGAGTCCTATAAAGTCCCGATAAGTCCGGGCGTGATCTGGAAGGATAAACGATGACAGTCAAAAGACCCAAGCCCGCTATGGTGAAAATGCCTGATTGCCCGGTAGTTTTTTGTTTGCCATACCCGAAACTGACGCTTTCCGCCTACGCGGAGGTCACCGGGCAAACCGTCCGCACGGTTCAGCAGCAGGCCAACGAAAACAAGTTGACGCTGACCAAGAAGAAGAAGGGCAGGGAACGCGAAGTGAACATGGTTTACGAGTTCCTGGAAGCCTACGAAGAGGCGCAGGAAGCGCTACGAATGAAGGTTTAGGGGCCGAAAGATGATTGGTCTTTATATCGCTGGATGCGCAGGTCTCTGGATGCATTCATGGAAAAAGTCAGGGGGTACTCATGATTAATTTAACTGCTAAGCAAAATGGTAGTTTAAAAAATAAACAAGGCACCCATATGCACCTTGTTTATTCAAAGAAGGGAAACCTTGCCGGCTATATCAGTGCTTCATGTCTGAAGACGATAAAAGCGCAGCTTCAGTGTGCTGAATGTACCGTTGAAGAAAATCCACTGTGTCTTTTGCCTGCTCAAGGGTCAGACCGGTGAACAGCTCTCCATTTTTAGGGAGTTTGTGTGGCGGGGGTAAGCGGTAGTGGAACCGCAGGCAGGCAAGGTGATTGAACTCGATATACTCAAGTTCAGCAGGGGTGTAAACAGGTACTTCTTTTTTAGACATGAAAACTCCTTAATCATGAATGTTATGCCCGTTCATTCTTGGCGGAACGCGGGCGAAGACTAAAATAGCATAATTTCATCTGTACGCCATTTATCTCAATGCGCGGTACAAAGCGGAACGTTATGTCGAGATGATGAACTGAGGATGTAGAATGAAAGGGCGCTATAAATCGCTGGATGCAGCTGTGAGGGAGTTGAAGCCACACGCGATAATTAAGATCAGCACGCATACCAGCATTTACCGGGGCTTCAGTATCACCAAATTACCCAGGAAGAAAATGAACCCTGTCACTCGCTATCGCGTCAGCCAGGGTGATCAGTCTTACGGTAAATTTGATGCGCAAGCTGAAGCGACGGCATATATCGATTATCTCCACCTCTCAAAACTTTGAATAGAAGACCGGAGATGTAAGGAGTGAAACATGAGTAATCCATTCTATGCAGCTGCAAATCTGGTTTTAGCACTGCACACCGAACGTGCGAAATATACAAAACCGCAATATGCCACATCAGAAGTTAATTGGTTGGCGGGTAAATTGCAGGATCTGGCCGGGGTGGCTAAATGCGTTGGTGATGATAACGCCGGGTTTACTATTGATCGTGCTGCACGCATGTGGATTAACACCGGACGAAAACCCGCCCCATTCAATACCGGAGATAGCGATGTTCAATTTTATTAATTCGCTCACATTAGAAGCAATTCAATGTCTCGCTATATTGGCAATTATCGCTGTGTTTTCGGGTGTGTTTATTGTTCGTGATATACGCAATCGACGAGAAGCCAAACGCGCGGCATACCGACGCGAATATAAAGCAAGAAAAGAAGCCGTAGAGCGTAAAGCACGTCAGCAGCTTTGAGAGGAAAAATAATGAAACAAGCCTATAGTATTCTCATCAATGATTTATTGAAACAGTACCACTTTAAAAGCGACAACATGCGAGCCGCTTCGGCTGTTGCCGAGGAAGTCCGCCAATTTTCCCAAAACGATTATGCCTTCCGCCTGAGCGTTGGCCTTGAAGGGCTGCTTAGTACCGCACAGGCAGCCGGTGATCTGGAGTCGGCTGCGGATTTGGAGGCGCTGGTTTACCGTTGCAGCGCTGGCGATGTACCTCAACCATTTTGCGCAGATCGGTTCGCAGCTTAAGCCGGGTACGCCCGGCCCTATCTGAGAGCGCATCCCTTACATTAACGTGTGGCGACGGGCGTCGCGGGGTGTGCTCTCAGATAGGTAATAGCGTCCGGTCGCGCCCTTAAATGAATGGGCTGCAATAGAGCGGGCAATTACCTTCACCATGTGCCGGCATGGAAATACCGGCACATATTTCAGTAAGTATTTATCAGTGCTTACTGAAATATATAAAACGCCACTAATAAAAATGCTGCCTTCCGGGTGGCGGGTTTCTTATACCCTGAATTTAGGAGGATTAATGACTCACACAGCCGAAAATAAAGAGTTGGTAAAAATGCTGACCGATGCCCGCCGCTCTGAGCGGTTACAGTTGCTTGAGCTATTAGAAAGCAAACTTGAGCGTTTGGCCGCTGATAAAACAACACGCGATCAAGTGATCAGCGCATTGAAGTATTGGATTAATGTTCGCCGCTCTACAGAAGCACACACCACGAGGAGGGGGGCAATGACTCTATTGTTTGTCGTCGGAATAATTGAGGTGGTTCTTTCTTTCATTGTCATCGGTTGTTTTGCATTCCGGCAATACAAGTGCTGCCAAGAATTTAATGAACAGGATTTACCGCCTGAGCTCCGTAATTATGATTAATCATAGAAAGGTGAAAGATGAGTAATAAACCTGTACTTAAGTGGTTAGGCGGCAAGGCTCGCATAATAGATACACTGCGCCAGTATCTGCCGGAGGGTAAACGCCTGGTTGAGCCGTTCGTCGGCTCCGGGGCGGTGTTCCTGAATACCGACTACGAAAGTTACCTGCTGTGCGATATAAACAGCGATCTGATCAACTTCCACAACGTCGCCAAAAACCAGCCTGAAGTGCTAATTCGTGAAGCGCGCCACCTATTCAACGCACACCCGGATCAGGCGGGTTATTACGCCGTGCGTGCTGACTTTAATCTGTGCTGTGACAGCAATTTTATCTACCGGGCTGCGCAGTTCCTCTACTTGAACCGCCACGGGTTCAATGGCGTTTGCCGTTACAACCTGCGCGGCGAGTTTAATGTGCCGTTCGGTCATCGAAAATCGCCTTATTTCCCCGAGGCGGAGATCCGGGCATTTGCCGAGAAGGCGCAGGCCACAAAAGCGATTTTCCTGTGCTGCACCTTCCAGGAAGCGATCAGAATGGCGGATGCTGGCGACGTGATTTATTGTGACCCGCCCTACATCCCGGCCAGCACCACCGCCAACTTCACCAGCTACCACACCGACGGATTCACCAGCGCGCAGCAGGAAAAGCTGGCGCGCATGCTGCGCATCGCGGCAAAACGCGGCCGCCACGTCGTAGCGTCAAACAGCGAAACCGCCGCCGCACGGGAGCTGTACTCCGATTTCACCATCACCACCGCAACCGCCCGCCGTTCTGTCAGCGCAAAAGCTGCCAGCCGTGCAACAGCAGACGAGATCATCGCAACAATGAGGGCATCAGCATGAAAAAGCATGATCTAAAAATCTTGCCGGAGCATTTCGCGGCAGTGGTCAGCGGCGAGAAGAAAGCAGAGTTTCGCATCAACGATCGGGACTACGCCGTCGGCGATTTGCTACGCCTGCGGCTGTCCGGCGAATGCCCGGAATTCATGCACCCCGCGGCATTTGCTAACGCCCATACCTGGGTGCGTATCACCCACATCACCGACCTGGCCGAATGGGCGCCGGGTTACGTGATGCTGAGTATTGAGAGGGGGCCATTCAAATGCTGAAAGTGAGTGATCTCTTTGCTGGCCTGGGTGGTTCATCTACCGGCGCAAAAATGGCAGGTGCGGAAGTTGTTTGGGCTGGTAATCACTGGCCCGCCGCCGTCGAAGCCCATAAAGCGAATCATCCCGACGCAATCCACGTTTGCCAAGACCTGCACCAGGCTGACTGGTCGTTGATGCCTAAGCACGATCTGATGATGGCCTCACCATGCTGCCAAGGTCACAGCAAGGCACGCGGTAAGAAGGCGGGTAACCCGCAGCACGACGCCAGCCGCTCCACTGCGTGGGCGGTGGTATCTGCTGCCGAGTATCACAGAATGCCGAAAATCATCATCGAAAACGTGCCGGAGTTCCTCCAGTGGGGGCTATACCCAGCATGGGAAGCGGCGATGCAGGCGCTGGGCTATTCACTCGCACCGCATATTGTGGATTGTGCCGATCTCGGCGTTCCTCAAAACCGCGTGCGACTGTTCATTATCTGCACCCGCAGCAAAAATCCGCTGTTCCTCACATTACCCAAAATGCCGCATGTGCCAGCCAGCACCTTTATCGACTTCGCCGCCGGCAAATGGCAACCGATTGAAAAGCCGGGGCGCGCAGTTGCAACGCTGGAGCGCGTTAAAAATGGCCGCGCACAATTCGGCGATCGGTTCCTTTTCAGCTACTACGGCAATACCAAAACAGGCCGCTCTCTTTCCCGTCCGATTGGCACGATCACCACGCGAGATCGCTGGGCAGTTGTCGACGGCGACCGCATGCGCATTTTGACCCGCGACGAAAACATGCTCGCGATGACATTCCCGGACGACTACATCAAACCGCCGTCGCACAAACTGTGCGTTCACATGGCGGGCAATGCTGTGCCGCCAAAAGCTATGTGTGAATTCATCACAGCATTGGAGGCTCAGGGATGAAAGCGGCTTATTACAACGAAATTGATCCATACGCTGCGCAGTGGCTGCGCAACCTGATAGCCGCCGGGCATATCGCGCCCGGTGATGTTGATGAACGCTCGATCGAGGATGTGAAACCTGATGACCTACGAAACTACACCCAATGCCATTTCTTCGCCGGGATCGGAGTCTGGTCATAT